CATTAGGAACATCAGTCTTGATAAAGAATGCGTCAGTATCAGTTAGGTAGTTATTCACTACATAACCTTGAGGAATCATCCCCATTGATTTGACCGCATTGATATCATTATCTGCAGTACCAACTCTTTGAGAAGACTTCATCAGTCTTTCAGCCGTAAATTGTAAAGCAGAAGGAATAATCATTTTTACTCCTCTTGCAGCAATTTTCAAGCCTCTTTCATCTTTCATGTCAGCAATGTCAATTAATGCTTGCTCTAAAGATGTCTCATTAAGGTCAGCAGCCGTACTAAGTTCGTTTTTAACTGTTCCATTTAAAGTTGGGTGTACCGCAGAAAATAATTCTACGTTGTCGCCACCTTTATAAGAAGAGTTAAAACCGTTGTTTAATACGTTTGCAGCTTTAACTTGCTTAGTTGTCGCCATAGATCTTGCTAGTGCTTTGGTATAACGTGAACCAAGACTATCATACAAGTTATCCTCAATTGCTTCTTCAGTAATAGAAAAAGCGAGAGCAATTGTCTCATGAGTGTAACGTGAAGTGAAAGTCTCTTGTGCATCGTCATAACCAATGGCAGATCCTTCTTGCTTAACTCCAGCAGTTCCGAAACCAGATAACATTACTTCTTCTTCAAAAGCTCTGTCAGATGATTCCTTATCGAAAATCTCAGAATGTTGATTTTCGTAGTTCTTGTATTCCAGTCCGAATAAAGCATTCAAACCAGGCTCAAGTTCTTTCGCTAATTGTGCGCGTGATATAGCCATATTGTTTTCTCCTTATACGCCTGTTGTAGCAGGTGTTCCCACCGCTATTCCAAGACTATCTGCATTAAAGTGTGTTGTAAATCTAACTAAACACGGGAAGCCTGCTGATGCGAAATCGGAATTATCGGCATCGTCTGCCCATCCCATAAATCTCAACATTAATCCTGCTGTTGTAGCTAGAGTACTGACTCCAAGTGCTGCTTGGGATAAACCATTTGCGGTTGATCCTGTTAGTCCACTTGAAAGACCAGCGTTTAAAAACACAAGTGCTCTTGCAGTTGCCTCGTCTGTTAAAGTTGCATCAGTTGCTATTTGAAAGATCTGATTGGGATCATCTGCAACATATGCTTTGATAGGGTGAGCTGAATCAGCGCCCGATCCTGGCCAATAATTTGACCAAACTGGTTTTCCGGTAGTCGAACTTACGTATTCACAGCCCATAAAAACTCCTAGAGGAGCTACAGTACCACCGCCAGCATCAGTAATAGCTTTAATGTAGCCACTTGCTTGCGGAATAACCGGTTGTCCTTTGTAGATCTCTGTAGAGTTTGTGCTTAGTATTGCGTAATGACTGTAATTGCCCGAAGCACCATTATTAGAATTGCCGCCTGTTTTATTATAAGGCTTTAATCCGTATCCTTGGGTGTCTCTGTTTGCCATAGACATAGTCTCCTTGTTTTAGTTGTTTAAAAAAATGATGGGTTAAAATATCTAAAAAATTTTAGTCTTTTGAACCACCAAAAGTTACACGAGTCTGTCGATCACTATTGATCGGCATACTTGGGTGCTGTTCCTTTAGAAGATCGTTATTCACTGCATCATTTCTTTCAGCAGTCAAATTATTAAAGTACGCTTCACGCGACTTTGCGATATCTTCGGGTATCCTTGCCAGCACAAGGCCGCCAACTCCTATCATTCCTGCATACTTACCGGTATCAACACTTGGATAACTGTCATTCGGATATTCATCTGCTCTTACAAATTCCCATCCGGAACGCATTTTTCCTGAAACGTTTTGAGTGTCATCGAAACCCATTGTTTCAGTTCTTATCCATCTATGTCGAAACCCGTCTGGTGCAGGCGGTGAATCTAGAGATGATGGTGGAGTCCAAACTTTAGGTCTTTCATCTTTGACCCTAGTTTCGCTCACGCGGGAAGTTTTAACTGTTACTTTTTCAGTTTGTTTTTTATTCATTATGCTTATACCTCCTTCGCGGCTAATTGTTTCGCATACTCTTCGAGTGGCACACCTAATCTTTTAGAAATTGCTACCTGTGATGGTGTGAGCCTCACAATTTTTCTGCGTCCTTTTGTGGCTGGACGTTTGGCACTTGCTACATTTTGAGCGGGTTGCCCTGTAGATCTTTCTACACTATCAAATTTGTGTGGAAATTCAAGTCTTATTCTTTTATCTACTTCAGAATAATATTCTGTCGTATTTGGATCAAAACCTTCTTCTTCTACTAGCTTTTTATGTATGTCAAAAGCAGTGTAAGTCATAGCATTATCTGAGCCAAACCAAGGGTTTTTTGATGCCCAAGCGTCTGCTTGTGGATCCGGGGCTGCTGGTTGTGGAGTAGATTGTGCAGGGGTTCTAGCAGGAACTGGAGCTTGTGCTCTAACTTCTCTGTCATATTTTACCCGTTGTAATCTAGTATTTTCCATGGCTAGGTTAGCCATTTCAGCTTGTGCTTCAACTTGTGCTTCAACATCGCCAACAGCAATAGCAGCGGCTAATCTTTGTTTAGCGGCTTCGGTACTACCAGTAACACGTTGTTCAAATTCTTTAGCATAGTTTTGATCTAAATTATTAAATCTAGTTTTTAATCTATTTGCATCCTCTGCTACGGTTTTTGCATAAGTAATAGCTTCTTCTTTTTGCCTTTCAGCTTCACGCATTTTACGTGTAAGTTTAGCTATTCTTTTTTGAACTCCGTCAGAGTATTCTCCAAGTTCTTCTTTTTCTGTTTTAGCTTCCGCTTCCGGAGCCTCTGCAGCAACTTCTTCAACTTGTATTTCTTCTTCTTTAACTGGTTCAGCCGCAGGTGCGTCTAAATCAATTATTGTTGCTTCTTCGTTAGCTTCGCCAACGTCTATATTTTTTTCTTCGTCTAGCATAGTATATTCCTCCTATGGATTACATTGCGTGAATAAGATCTTCAGGATCACTTATAACCCCTAGCACCTCATCATCGTTTAACATTCTTATCTCGCCACCATCAATCTCCATACGTGAGCCTGCATATCTTGCAAACACCACCCAATCTTTTTCTTTGCACCATGCACCGGTAGGATACTTGTCTTTGTCTTCATAACAAAGATCGCCCATTTTTAATACGTAACCAACTTGCGTTGCTACACGTGCTCGGTTTAATGCTTCTTGTGCTATAATAATTCCACCTTTAGTTTCTTCTTTAACTGCAAAGGGCATTACTAATAAACGCCAACCAGTAGGGTTGGGTAATTTTTCTAGGTTTGTGTCTTGAGGTTCTTCTTTAGCTTTCTTAGCTTCTTCTTTATATTTATTTTCTAATGCGTGTGACTTTGTCATCGTTCGGCTCCTTAGGGTTAAGCAGGTTAGAGATTTCCTGTAAAATGCGATCATTAGTATGAATCGTTGCTGTAATATACTTATAAGTGTCCATATTGTCAACACCACTAACTAATATAGATATGTTGTTTTCTATGTTTTCTTTTAAAAATTTTTGTAATTTAAAAATTACGTTTATGGGGTCGGCTTCTTGCATTTATCAGGTTCTCCTAATGATGCCCAAAACTCGTCTAAAGGATTGAGCCTTTTTTGTTTACAACATTCCCCCGATTGTTCTTTTTCTTTTGTGTGACAGGCACACTTGTCTTGTTCTTGCATCTTCTTTCCTCCCTTTGTCTAATAGATTCTTTATATGAAAGTTCTAATAGTTTATTCTGGTGTTCCCAATAATCGTGAAAATCTATGGGCTTCACTTCTTCTTCATAATATCAGCTGTCTTAAGTCCATATATTGATGCGACCACACCGATAAAAATCGATTGATACCAAAAAGGTAGACTTCCAAATTTTTCGAAAAATAAATCCAGTTTCATTTGTATATCTGGATCTCCAGAAAAAACCGACCAAATTAATAATAATACTGGCGCTGATACCAATATTAAAACAAACTCGTCTTTATAACCTTGGTCATTGGATTGGCGTACTGACGCCTGATACTCAACTTCACCACTTGCCATTTTCTGAGCGTGAAGTAAAGCAGCATCAGACATAAGTATCTTAGCTTTTTGCTTGTTAGCAAATATAGCCGAACCTGTTTTTAATACTGTTGGTAAAAGGGATAACCACATTATGGTTTATGAAACGATTGCAATTACTATTACTACAGCAATTACACCTGCGGTTATTTTTTTCTTTACAGTTAGACCATTCCAAATGCCCATAACTTTATTTTTTACTATGTCGATCATGTTGACCTCCTTGTTTAGTTTTTTGGATCTTACTACTTTTTTCTTAACTTTACTAGGTTGTTTTTTCACTAAGTTCTTTGTTAATTTTAATTTTTTCTTGTTTAAAGTAAGGCTCATAATAATCTGGATCTTGTGAGTAGAATCCACCAAACTCAACACCTTTAATAAATATTCTATGTTTGCTTGTCATAAAATTATAAACTGGTTCAATCATATCAGTTAATACAGCATGCTTACTATTTTCAACTTCAGTAAATTGTCCATCTTCCATCACCCAATGTGAACCAGAAACTTTAACCCCTTTATAATCATATATACTGTGCGGCATATATTCCATTTTAGCTTGTACGGTACCGCCTTTAGTTTCTTCACCTACGTTAATAGAAGTAATTTCTTTTTCAGTGCCGTCAGCCATTTCAACCATAGTGCCTTTTATGAAACAACCACCAATACTATTACTGCTACCACTGCTGCTGCTACCACTACTACCACTACTACCACTACCTTGATTTTTATTTTTGTCTCGTCTTGCTTTGTTTTTTGCAGCTTGTGCGTTAAGGCCTGCAGCTATTGAACCGTAACTTTGTTGCATGGCGCCTAAATTGTTTGCTGCTTCTTTTTCAGCTTGACTAAACATATTATGATAGTTTTCATTTTGTACATTAGGATTGTAGCCAGTATTAACATATGTCCCCAAAGGTCCTCCTGTTACTAAACCTCTATAGTTTCCGTCTTCATCTTGACCAAAGCCAAGATAACCTGATTCTACTGCATTATTAATTCGGTCTTGCTCTGCTTGTGCTTCTCGTGCTTCTCGTTCTGCTTGCTGTTGAATTGCAGTGTTGTATTGATTTGTCATGTTCATAGCGGTGTCTTCGTAATTAGCCAAACTTAAGGTTGGATCTAATTGTTTAGCTAAAGTTGGGTCTACATCTGTAAGATTACTATATATGTTGGCTTTTTTTGTTCTAATATCATCAGCATATTCTAATCCTATGTCTGAATAAGAAAGATTTTTTTGATATCTATCTAAAAAACTTTTTATTGCTTCGTCATTAAAATCATAGTTTATATCTTGAGGTGCCTGTTCTGTTCCATACTTATCCATGAAGTCACCATAACGTTCTTTAAATGCTTCTGGGGTTAGTTTATCAAGATTATCTTTAAGAGTTTCTGGAAAGAAGTTTTTTTCTAAAGCACCAAGTCCTTTGGCAAGTCCTTTGGCAATAAATGATCCAGGTAAGAAATTTTTTATATCAAAACCTTCTAAGAAACCAGTTTCGTTAGCAGGATCAACATTAGAACTATTATTATAAGTAAGCCCCATTCCATATTCTGGGTTATTGTAACCAACATATTGTCCAACAAGATTAGGGTTATAGTCAGCAACAGGTCTATTGTTCATTGGGCTGTTTGGGTTATCACCGCCACCAGCATTTGGAGGTAGATTGCCACCACCAAAAATAGGGCCAATGTTAGGGTTAGAACCTGCTCTAGGTTGACCTGGACCAGATTGATATCTATCGTCAATACCGTCATTATCAGTATCATAAAACGCTGTGTTAACAATACCATTTGTTAAAAAACCATCATCACCGATAAGTTGACCATAGCGATTTTCAAAAGCATCGAGACCTTGATAATTACCGAAATTAGCTTCTGAATTAGAATCAAAAATATTACTTGAATTAGATGCACCAAGTATAC